GCCGAGCTCGTCGGATGAGAGTCCGGAGGCGGCCGCGGCGAGGCGCAAGCTCGACAAGGCCTCCACCGCGATGCCGGTCGATTCGCTCATGCGCTCGATCGCGGCTGCGCCCTCGAAAGATGACTTCGTGAACTCAACGATGGCGCCGATGGAGAAGCCGGCCGCCAATTTGTCCGCGAGGCCTCCGAGCAGATCGTCCTGATCCTTCGCGAATTGCGAAAGCTTGGAGGTCGCCTGCTCTAAGCCCTTGATGTACTCGGAATTGTCCGCCTGCATGCGGACAACGAGTGCGGCGAGATCAGTCACGGTGCTCTACGGCGAATTAGCCGGGATCGAGACGATGGCGCAGCCATCCGGATTCTGCACGGCGAGCTGGCCGCGCAACTCCGCAAGCATCGTGACTTTGTTGCGGGCGAAATCGTCGTTGATGTAGCCGACTTGAACGTTCGCTTCCTCGCGGTCCAACACTCGAACGACCTGGGTGTCCATGACGATCGCGGTGCCGGAATTCAGCGCCGCCGTCGGCACCGTGTACACGCCCCACAGGCTCGTCGGCGATGCCGCAGACCAACCGCCGGCGAGATACCGGCCGTTCGCGTCGCGCGCGCTGATGATCTTGAAATAGTCGAAGGCATTCAGGATGATCAGGTTCGGTGTGAAGCCGAGCGCCTGCAGGCTCGCCACCGTATCGCCAATCATGTCCGCCGCATGCCCATGGGGCGGAACAAAAACGATGCCCTGGGTCAGGAGTCCGGAAACTTTATCGGTTGTGCCGTTGCCGGAAACCACCAGGTTTTCGAATTTCTTGAGCGTGTTGAACAGCAAGACCTGGTTGATGAATTCAACCAGCAGCGGCGAGTCCGCCAGCACCTGCCGGCTCGCGCTCAAGGTCGACGCCACGGTCGCGTTTTCGAGGATCTCCATGATGAACGAGAGGTCCGTTTCGGGCTTTAAGTCCCCTTCGTTCTCCTGAATCGCGGCGGCGTCGGTGTTCGACACGAGCTTCGGAAAATCGATCTTTGCCGTGTTGACCGGGACGCTCGTCAGGGCCGCCAGGATCGACAAGCGCCGATGCGTAAATCCGAAGGGGCCGCCCTGCAGGATCTCGCCGACGGTCGGAAATCCCGTCTCTGGTGATCCGCCGCTGGTGCCGGTGTTGACCAGCACCGATTTCATGATGTTGCGAATCGTGCCTTGGACCGGCACGCGCAGCCAGGCGTTTCGCGATTTCAACTCGTCGTAATTGATCCCCTTTGCGACGAGCGCGCCGAGATCGGGCGCGCCGGCGGCGCCCCCTGGACCTGGGACGCCAACGCCGCGAGCGATGATCTTCTGCTCGAGGTCAAGGATGCGAGCCGCCATGGCTGAGGAATTACCCTCGATCGCTGCCAGCTGCTCCGTCACTTTCACGTTGCCGGCCTTCGCCGCGTCGCCGATTTCGGTGATCGATTTTGTGATCGCCGCAAGATCGGCGGCGCCGTCGCACCGAGCCCACGGGCCCGAATAAAAATAGCTGTCCGTCTCGAGCACTCGGGACGTGGCCATGTCGATGACGCCGCGCGTGATGATTCTTCGGATATCCATGGAGATTTACCTCGATTTTAAATTGCTGAGAGTGCTGGCCAGCGCGGCGTTGAGCGCGGCGATCTGCCCCGGGTCCAATTCAGGTTCGTCATCGTTCAGCGCGCCAAGAATCGCGCGCGTGAGTTGCGCCGCCAGGCGTCTTGGCATCGGCGGTAATTCGCCCTCGTGCAGGATCCGCTCAAGGTCCGCGGGCGAGCTGCTGGCCAGCGCGCGCACGTTGATCGCGATCGATTCTCGATTGGATGGCACGCCGACGATCGACACCTCCATCAAATCCACGCTGCGGTAGGTCTTGATCCCTTGAGCGTCGCGCTGCACGTCCGCATCGTTTGCCGCGAATCCCACGGATAATCCCGCTGCCCCAGCGAGCAGCAGCGCGTGATCGCGATCCGCCACCGGCGAGCCCAGGACGATCGAGCCCTCCACCGCCAGGCCTTCGTCCGTCTCCGCGGCCGAGGTAATCGCGCCGATCGGTTGCTTCGGGTCGTGCTGATGCAACACGGCGATGCGTTGCGTGCCCGCGTTGAAGGCCTGCAGCGTCTTTTGGAACGCGCCTCGTGCCACTTTTTCGCCATGGCGATCGATCGAATATGTCGATGCGAGACCGGCAAAAAAGCCGGTTTCTGGCGTGGGAGCGCGACGAAGGATGAGCGGAGCGGTGAAATTCACGCGATAGCCTCGATCAGAAACACTTCGGACGTGGTTTCAGTCGAGCGCGAGCGCACATCGGCGAAAATGGCGTGAGCGCGCGGGCGCACAGCTCACGGGCCGGAATGTAGCGCAGCGCCTGCGGCCGCGCAAACCTCAATGGCGGAACCCATCGTGCACTTTCATGCCCGCAGCCTCGAAAGCCAGCAGCAACCGCGCACAGAGTTGGTCTGCTTGTTGGTCCGTCAGCGGGCCCTCAATTTGCCAGCTGACGAGCGTCTTCCCCACCTTCGAACCCAGGCCGATCACCGCGTTGTGAATGCAGCGCTTGAAAACCATATCGTTCGCCGGCCCGGCTTCCGCCAGCGCGTGAGCGACGGCCTCGCAATCCGGGCACAGTCTCGGCTGTGGCGCGTGCTTACTCATCGGGCCGGCTCGTCGGGGACTTCGCGACTGTGTTTGAGCTCTCGGCGCACTTCGTCGGCGGACATTCCGAGTAGGGCGCGCTGATTTTTCAAAACTGTGGCCGCGATGCTTTTGGGGTCAACATTCCGGCGGTCTTTTGTGAAACCAGGATCTGTGCCCGAAGGGCACACATCCGGATTCTTAGAGGTTTCTGAATGGATCTGTGCCTGTGGTTGGCACATTGGGTCGGGCGAATTGGCACATTGGGTCTGGAGACAGGCCTGCGGCTGGTACATTGGCGGGTCGGGTGATTGTGCCTGTGGTTGGCACATTGGCGGGTCGGGTGATTGTACCTGTGGTTGGCACATTGGCCCCACCGGGGGAATCATGGCTTCGTACATGTAAATTCGTTTTGCATACTGCCCTCGCCCCTTTTCCTGACGAATTACCCAGCCATCTGCGTCGAGCTGCCGCAGGACCCTTTGGACGTCGGTGCCTGACAGTCCCGTCTCATCGGCCAGAGTGCGCACCGAAGCGCTCGCGCCAGTGCCATAGCGATCCATGTGATTGAACAAGCCGCATGCCACAAGGCGCGCCTTAGCTGTCGGTCCTCGCTTCGACAGCACCGCGCCGAGCCACAGATGTCGAGCAACGCTCACACGTCGCCGTTAGGCCTGTGCCTCGCTGTTTTTGCCGGGACCTGTGCGGTTGTTGCCGCCACTCTGAGAGGGCAGCACGGAGCCAAGCTGCTCGAGGCGCTCCACGCATGCGTGCAGGGCCCGCGGCGACGCGTAGCGCTTTCGACCGATCAGAAATGTTGTTAGGTGGCCATCACTGATCAGGCGGTACACGGTTGGGACGGAGCAACTGAGCGCCGCCGAGACCTGATCGATGGTGAGCGCGGCGCGCCCTTCATCGGATTGCGCCGGCGCCGCGCGCTTTCCGCTTGACGGCTTGGGATTGGGTGCCATTTCGCAGATCCTCCGTTGCGATACGGCGGACAGAAAAGCATGGATGAATTTCGGTCTGGGAGGTGACCGAAATTAATTAATGTTTGCGCGGACGTCCTCGCCGAGTCTGATTAGGGTTTGGAACCCACTGAGCTACTGTGGCTGGCCTAACCCTCATTTCCTCTGCGACCATGCCGCACAAGACTTTTCGGCTCACGCGCGGCAACTTGGCCGAATGGCCTTTGTAGAGTTCCCGAGCGCGTGCAATCTTTGCAGCCCGTTCAGCTGGTGTGCCGTGAATTCTCTCAGCCGCCTGTTTCCCGCCCTTCACGACGTCCATGCCGGTCAACAAGGGATGCTTGTTTTGCAGCAGCGCCCTCGCTGCACCCGCCTTGAAGCCCGCGTCCCACGCGAGCACGGCGAGAGCCGCGGATTCCTCGCTCGTGACTGCTGTCATGAGCACCCCAATTGAATACGTGATTGCAGGGTATTTTTCGAGGGCTTCGATGTTATTAGACACTATCTCGTATAGCGTTTCGGCTGCTGAGCGCTTCTCGATCATCATGCGCGCACTGTCCGTTTAGCACGGGCCCGATCGATCCGCGTGACTTTGCCGGGAATGCGCTTGCCGATGCGCGGCATCGCCTTTTCTAATTCTTTTCGCATCACGCTTTCCTGCAGGTGCGCGTAGACCCGCTGTGTCATTCTGGTATCGGCGTGACCGAGCGCCTTGCTGATGATGTGAAGCGAGCCGCCTTTATTCACGAGCAGACTGCCGTAGGTGTGGCGCAGCGTGTGGAACGTTGCGCGCGGTACGATCTTGGCAGCTGTGCAGGCCGCACCGATCCGCCGAAACTGCGCGCCCTGGCCCCATGCCTCGCCGTCCGCATGCGTGAATACGAGCGCGTCTCCGGGCTTGCCGGCGGTCACTTCGTCGAAGAACTCGACTCCCTCGGACGTGAGCGGCAGGCGCCGCGCTTTGCCCTTGCCGGCCGCGACGATGAGCACGCCGTCGACGTAATCGGCCACTTTCAGGCGCGTCATCTCGCCGTACCGCAGTCCGGTGAGCATCGCGCCACGCACGAGTGCTCGAAAGTCCAGCGGGCAAGCATTGATCAGGCGCCGACATTCCTCGACGCTCAAGAACCGATCCCGTGGCTTGTCGACTCCGCGATAGGCATCGATCCGCCGCCACGCGTTGTCGCTTACCACTCGCCCGGTGCGATAGCCGTAGTTGAGCATCGCTTTGAAAATCCGCCAGACGCGATCCGCGGTGGCCTGCGCGCGGCGCTGCGCCTCGCGCCGATCCGTTTCATCGTCGGTGGCGCATTTTCCCAGGGCTGTCGCGACAATGGAATCGCGCCAGCGGGAGAGGTCCTCGGCTGTGAGATTCGCCACCTGTTCATCGCCAAATTTCGGGATGACGTGGTTGCGCAACTTGCATTCGTCGAGGGACACCGAAGAATCGCTGCGGCTCTTACCGCGCCGATGGTCCATGTATAGCGGCAGCAATTCGATGACGCTCAAGCGCTTGGCAACGATCGCCGTTTGGATCTCATCGGTGAGCGCCTTCTTGAGCACCTGGCTCCACGTGAGCACGAGCTCGCCGTCCGCCGGCACCCGATCATCGGGTTGTCCCAGGGTGCTCTTGACGTACTGGCCATCGGCGTAGCGGCGCACGTACCATTCCGCGTTGGCTGGACCCTTGCGATACCCGATGGCCAGGCCGCGACCGACCGAACGCCAATACGGTTCGTGATGAGGGCGCAGCTTGGCGCGCTGCTCGCGCGTCTCGAGTGTTACTGCCTTGGCCACAGGTCACGCCCTTATCGCGACGAACGCGCTGTGATCATTGAAATTCTGGCGAATCAATCCCGCGGCAGCGAGCGCCTGCAGCCTCGCGGGGATCCGCTCTTGGGATTCCGCGTCGTCGGGGAAAAGCGTGCTGGCCAGGACGCTGGGATTCCCCCGATAGAGGCCGTCGTTGTCGGTGACGGTCCAGAGCAGAATGTACAGAAGCCGCTCGGCGGTTGAGACGTCGATCATCTGTCGCGGCTCGCGCGGCGTGCCGGCGATCAGTGCCTCTGCGTCGCCCTTCGATTCGAAACTCATCACGGGTTTTCCCTCGATAAAGATCGTCCAGTAGCCCGCGTGGAATTGGATGCTCATTGGTGCGTTAGCTCCCCGAGTTAGGTAAGTTTAGGTAAGTCGCGGTCCTTTACCAGAGTTTACCAGAACTGGCACTTACTGGCTTATTGGTTGCGAATCAGCGGGTTACGCTTTACCAGCGTTTACCAGAGCGAGGTAAAATTGGCCCTCTCAAGGCCGGTACATGGGTTCGAATCCCATAGGGAGCGCCATGAATGGCCGATTTGAGACCGCACCGAGCGATTTAGGTAAGTTTTAGGGAAGTCGCGACGGTGCGCTATTGTTCCGGGCGAATGGGATCACTGCACCCAGCACTTAGGATCAAACCGACAGCGCCGTGCGATGGCTGCGCGCACGCGCGTGTGTGTGCCAGCAACGCGATGGCGTGCGATGCCTTCAACCGATATCTGGACGGTTGCACGTGGAACACGGCGATGCGCACACCGACGTTGAAAGCAACGCGCTGCATTGCTGCCGCTGACCGCAAAGACGTCCGCCAGGGCGCGCGCGATGAGGCGCGCGCCAGGCGCAAGCAGTTGACCGCCGTATAGCCCCGTGGCGCCGTTGCGCGTGCCTGGCGGTGAAAGTGGTTGCCGCGACTCCTGGCGCCCAATGGCGGCCGATTGCGTGCGCGGGCGATAGGGTGCCGACGTGTGGCGGCCCTCGCGCGGGTAGGGGGGCATCGAACTGTAGGGCGCTGGTTGGCGAAGCGCGTCCTATGGCGAATTTTTGCACGCGCGAATTGGAAACAGGGGGGGTCTCGCCAATTCGAATGAGGGGGGGATCTCGCCAATTGGCGCGCGCGAGGGGTCGGGCGATGGCCCTGGCGATCAGGAATTGTTACGCCTGCTCGCCTGCTGCAAGGATCTGGCGGCCGCCGCCGCGGTTTGCATTTGCGACTGGCGCGAGATTGTGCCGCCCGGCGACTGGATGATGAAATGCTGGTTGACGGTCATCGGTTTCGAGCCGCCGCCCGACATTGGAACGATGTTCATGTTCTGGCCGCCCGAGTACGCGAGCTCCGGACCGTTCTCGCCGACCAAGCCGACCTTGCCCGCAGGGATCGTGCCGCCGGCCGCGAAGCCGGAATCCTCGGCGAGGTTTAAATCGGTGATTTGTGAAGCCGCTGGCGCTGTGGCTGTGGGAGCGCCGCCGCCCATCAACTTGGAAAAAAAACTGCCTATCGCGCTCGCGCCGCTGCCGCCTGCGCCTGAGAACAGTCCCGCAAGCGCTCCTGGCGCGCCGCCGGCGGCCCCGCCAACGCCGAATAAATTCTGGGCGAAATTCTTCGCAATCAGGTCGGCAAACTGCTTCTCGAGATCCTGAAGCATGCCGGTCACGGCCTTGCGGAACGACTCGGCGCCGGTGATCAGCTTCTCAAAGTTGTTCCCGAATGAGGTCTCGAGGCCTGTGCGCACCGAATTTTCAAACTGCGTGGTCTGCGCCTGCAGCGCGTTGATGGACACGCCGAATTTCTTCACCCCGTCGACGAGCGCCGGATCGTTCGCGGCGGCCGCAATGTTTTGCTCTGAAGCGTAGATAGCCTGCAGCTGCGTGAGCGCATCGGTGCGCGCCGTCGACTCCAGCCCCTGGGCGGTCAAGTCGCTGATCTGCCCCTGCGTGCGCATCAGATTGATCTTCGATTCCGTCGCGGCGAGGTCCGTATTGATCTGGGTCGCCTGCAAATTCAGCTCGTTGATCTTGGCGACGTTGATGATGTGCTCGCGCTCGATGTCGAGTTTGGCGAGGCCAGCGGTGTTGTTCGTGCTCTCTAGGTCTTTCGTGAGCGACTGGTTTTGCAAATTGAAAGCGTTTTTCGCGGCTTCGACGAGATGGCCCGAGAGCTTTTGCGCGTCGTCATCCATCTTCTGGATGGCGTTGACGTCCTTCGCCTGGATCTGCGACTTGGTGAGCTCAAGGATCGTATCGCGCGCGGAATCGCCCGCGACCCCCAACCTTTTCAATGCCTCGCCGATCGCGCCGGTGGAGAGCTTGTAGGCTTCGCTTGCGAGCGTGCCCATATTGAGCGTGACGATCTGCTCGACGATCTTCGCCGTGAAGTCCTCGACGGTCTTGTCGTCTTTTTTGGTTTGCAGCGCGGTGGCGTATTCGATCGCGCCGGCGGCCGCCTTCTTGCCCGCGTCCCCTGCAAGCGCGAGTTCCTTCGAGAGATCCCCAACCTGCAGCTTGTACGCGACCAGCGCGGCACCGCCCAAACCGAAGGCCGCGGACTGCGCCTCGATACCGGCGGCGAACTGCTCGAGCTTGGTGTCGGCCGCGCTCGAGGCCAGCGCCTTCGCCAGATTCGCGCCCTCGGCTTTGATTTTCTCACTGGCTGACGAGAAGGCCGCGGCCGTTTTCTCGCCACCCGCCGCCCACAAATTCGTGATGGCATCGCTCGCCGCCTTTTGCGTAGCGACGTTATCGGCCGCGCCCTCTTTCCAGATCTCGCCGGCCTCGGAGAAATTGCCGTGCGCGGCCGCGACCGCGGCGGCCGACACCGCGCCGATCGCGTTGCCCCATTTCTGGATCTGCGCGACGCCTTCGATGACGACGGTTGCCACGATTTTGAACGCCGTGGCGATCTCCGTCGCAATCGTCTGCAGGCGCTCGCCGGCGGCGCCGCCCGCGCTCCAGCTGCTGATCAACGATGAGAACGCAGGCAGCAACTGCGCGACGAGCTGCTGGCCCAGGCCGTCGACCAGCACGGCTTTCATGACGCTGACCTTTTGCGAGAACTGCTCCGCGGCCTCCGCCATGCCAGAGGACATGACGATGCCGGCAGCTTCCGCCTGCGCCTTGAATTCCGCGAGTCCGGCCGAGCCCTGATTGAGCACCGGGATCATCGCCTGGCCCTGTTTTCCTAAGAGCGCGACGGCGAAGGCCACCTTGTTCGGTCCATCCGCCATGCCCGCAAATTTATCCGCGAGTTCGCCCATCACGGTGCTCGCATCTTTCGCATTGCCGCTCGCGTCAGTGACGGAGATTCCGAGCGCGCGAAAGGCCACGCCCGCTTTGCTGTCGGCGGCGCCGGCCGCGTCTGCAATGTTGACGTTCAGCTTCTTGAGCGTCGTGCCGAGCTCGTCGGATGAGAGTCCGGAGGCGGCCGCGGCGAGGCGCAAGCTCGACAAGGCCTCCACCGCGATGCCGGTCGATTCGCTCATGCGCTCGA